TGTTGTGCCATATTAGTATTCCACTATCCCTTCCAAGACGCTTATGCTTGGTGATACGTTATTGCTGGTACTGTCGAGTTCAGCTTTGAATTTAAATGCTCTGCCTGTGAGTTCACCCGCTGCTACAACCCAAGATCCCCATGTAGGAGAACCAGCAGGGTCATCACTCGTTGCAGCTACATAAATAGTTGTACTGAAGTCACCATAGGGTTGATCTTCATCTGACCAATCATCCCAACTATTAGGCCAAGTATCCCAGTTATTAGGTATGTCATCCCAGTTTACTAACCCACCAGAAGCATTAGCGTGATGTCTAGTAGAGGTTAAGTTAGCTGATACTCTGACAGTCCTAGTTGAGCCTGTATCTAAGTATCCTGTGAACTCATATGTACCTGTAGAGGGTGCAGTAGCAAAGCTTGATAGTCTTAACTCATCAGGGTCTGGGCCTGTAGCTACAGCTACGTTAGTTTTAGCACCAGCGAAACTTGGGTTCTCAGTATCAGTCTGTGATGTACCTAACTCAGGTAACTCAGATGGTAGAACAACAACAGAGGCTACAGTACCTTCGTTACCTGACTTATCATAAGGCTCAATAAAGAATGTCCCTGAGATAGCTGGGTAGGCTACTGATGTCGCTGGTCTAGCTACTTTATTGATTATGACTTGAGGTGAGCCATCGCCGAATGTGGCTGTAGTTGATGAGCTATGCCATAGTTTATAGTATGACAGATCAAAGTCAGTAGAGGCAGTCCAGTTAAAGAATAGAGTACCACCAGATAACTGTTTCTCAAAAGATGTAGGAGCAGATGGGCCAGTAGTATCAGCTTCTACAGTCTTCTTTGCATCTGTGAAATCACCCTTGACACCAAAGGAATTGATAGCTCTAGCTCTGACATCATATATTATAGTACCTGCTGCATCAGCTAGAGGTGTATCAATGTCTAAGATCTCAAATCTACCTAAGTCACCTGTGCCTAACACACTGTAAGTTGAGTCTGTAGACTTCTTAAACTCTACCTCGACGTAATCTACACGTTCAAAGGCTGTAGCTGATACATCTACCACAAGAACATTAGTTACATGCTCATTTATAATTCTAAACTCTTGGTTAAGAGCTATAGATACAGAGGGTACATCAAATGGGGATGGTAAAGTTGTATTGTCACTCTCGTATACTGCACCATCAGAAACCTCATCAAAGACAGATTCACTAATCTCTCTGAGAGACATATTTACTTGAATGTCATAATCACCTTGTATTCCAAAACCCCAAGAAACAACTTCAAACTCTTTATTAGTAAACCCTAGTCTTGTGTTGCTTAGACGTACAATATCTCCCACTTGAACTTGAAAAGCCCTAAGACCAAAAGAAGCCTCTAAACTAAGTTGCTGTCTATTACGTTCTAGTGTTATACGAGATATGCGTCTAGCTTCTGTTGTATTGTCTGTAAAGGGCAACTGGAGATCAATAACACTCTCTTGACCACCATCAGCAGCTAATAACTCATTATAAGTGGCTGAATTAAGGATAGGTACTTGAGGAAAATCAGATGGTTGGTAGTCACTCTCTGGCCCTCTAAATGTTCCTTTGACTACATTGAAGTTATCTCTACGTGAGTGTCTGGTAGTTAATGCTATACCTGATCTTAAGTCATCCTCATTAAGATCTAAAACTGGGTCTGTGTAGTAAGCTGGTTTCATTCTCCACTTACCTTGAGCATACCATAACAAACCATCCATAGCTGTAGATAAGTTCTGTAAGGCGTCATAAGGGGTAGTGTTAGTAGTGAATGCACCATTAGTTGAGAACTTAGTACCACCTGTCAGGGTAGGATAGTTTAAATAATCACAAGCATTGGCAGCTACAGTGACAAGTGAATCGTCTACACTCTCAATGTTTTCACTAAGACCATAGTTATAAATAGTTGTGTTATCTCCACCTTTACCTGATGTAATGTAATCCCTCAAGCATAAGGCTGGATTGTCAGACCAAGCTGTAGTGCTTGTACGAGGGTCGTATACTTTCTTACCTTTAACTACTGCTGTAATTTCTGGAAAGCCATTAGCGAATGCATCAGCATCAAACTTTAAAACAACATATAGATAAGCTGTAGCTAAAAGCCTACAGTTTGTGTCCCAACCTTCGGGTGGAGATATAGTGTCAGTAATTTGTCTACTGGCTGTACCTGTTCCAGACCCAACACCTGTAGATACAAAAGAAGTACCTACACTATTATTAATAGCACCTATTGCTGTAAAATCAGTATTACCTGATGAAACAATAGTGTACGTTTCCCCTACGACAAATAAACCAGCTTGTTCAGTTACTGTAGTTGTAGTTGTTAAGTCAGACGTTGTAACAGCAGTTTGTGTAGTTGTTCCTAGCTTCTTAACTATCTTAACTTTACCAACATACTTAGCTGGGGCCGTAACGTCATTACCACTTAGAGTAAGAACTTCGTCATTTAAGTATATAGTCTCAAACTCTTCCACCTCATGTCCAGCGAAAGCTAATACACTATGTAGATATTTGTTATTATCTGTAGTGCCTTGAAATACTATCCCACCAGCTATTCTAGTTTTACCGTATACAATTTGGTGAGGCATAGTTGAGCCTCTTTGGGTTATTAGATAACCTTGGTCACCGCCTTTTATCTCGTCTTGAGGTAATAATGCTTTGGTTAATACCGCTGTTCCGTATTGTAAGCCCCCATAAGTAGCTCCTAATTTAAATGCCTGTCCTAAAGTAGGTAGAGCACCACCAGATGATCCCATAAGATAAGCAGTGCTTGCACCACCAGTTATTAAATGCAATCCAACTATAATGGCGGTAGTTATGGCTGCCCCAAGAGCCGCATCTTCATCTAATAAATCAATATCTATTCCAAATAAAGCCATTAGCTTCCAGAACTCCTACCCCAAGCTAGTTTCTGGTCTTGCATCTTATCTACAAAATCAAACCCAGCATCATCACTTGCACCAGCTATATTCCTAGACCTTTGATACTGCGCAGTGTATCTAGCTATCCTAACTCTCTCTAAGTCAATTAATTTATTCTCAACCTTAACTTGGATAGTACCTGTATCAGCACCTTCAGCAATATTCATCTGGTCCATATAACCACAGAATATCTCAGTGAAACCAGAGTTAAGGTCTTCTAAATATATTTTTGATCCATCCTCTAGTAGTAAGAAAGATGAGTCTTCTTTTATTATTTTAGCAGCTTTAAATAGGCCAAAGTATATTTTACAAGTTCTACCTTGATATGGGGTACGAATAGCTAGAGACAACACTTCAGGGGGTAGCCCAGTAATAGTAATGTCTGCACCTCTTGCAGCAGTCTCTGTGGTTTCTTCTACAGAAGATATTCCTAAGAGAGTGCCAGCACCCGTCCATTCAACACCTTGTACATTAAGAGTACCTACACCTGTCCATAAACGTAAAACATCACTACCATCAAAGTTCATTTCAACAGCAAAGAAGGGGTAGACTACATCATCATCTAAGGCATCTACTACTGATGTGGGCAATACTCTGGACATTTACTGTAGGGCCTCTATAGCGTTAAAAGATATGCCGTAGAAACTTGCGTTATCTATCGACCAAGAGGTAGTACCTTGCCCAAGTCTGAACACACCTTTAGGGCTATTGTAAATAACGGTTTCTCCTGAGTATGTACTTCTAAGAGAGGGCCAGATCTCTAATTCAACATCAGTACCAGCCGCCCTATCAACCAAGACCTGATGTAATCTAGCAGCGGAGCCTGTACCTAACTGAATGTAATCACCAGCTAGAAGTGTTCCTGTCAAAGTTATAGTTGGAGTAGCATCTCCTGCATTACCTGACAATGTAGGTGTACCACTTACTGTACCTCTAGGTGTAACATAGTCAGGATCTCCCAGTAGAAATGTCCCTACAGGCCCCTTAAGAGCTACCAGCATAGCCTTCCATTCAGCAGCTAGATCCCTACGCACTGAGGTAATACTGACTGAGGCACTCCAGATTTGACCCTGATGGGAAATAACCTGTTGCTTATAAGTAAAGGGAGACTGAGAGACAGCTACAGCATTCATAGCACGTAGTTCAATACTCTCTATGCCAATAGTTGTAGGTGTATTAAGAGGGTAACTTATAGCCATAATTTATCCAAATGCTGATTTCATTGTACCACCTCTACGTCTTTGGTTTATAACTGCACCTACGGACTCGTTGATGATAGCTGGTGAGGCTTGTGCTATTGTCTGAGTAATAAGTCTCTTAGTATCGTCTGAGGTATTGGCTGAGATATTAAATACTTGGTTTACTACTGTACCGCCAGCAGACTGACCTTTAGTGTGGTCTACTACAGTCTCTCTAGGGTGTAGCATAGCCATAAAGCCACCCTTACCGTCTAAACCACCTGATCTTGGGCCTGAGCCTGTGTATCCACCACCGTCAAGACTAAGTAGATTACCTCTAGGAGCTACGGGTGGAGCAGTACCTTCACCAGCATAAGGAGCAGGAGTAAATGCACCTGTGATAGCACCTGAAATAGATTGTACTAACTGTTCAACAACAAGTATTCTATATAGCTGTTGTATGATGTCAGCAGCCATAGACCTAAAGGCATCTTTAGCTGATGTAGTGCCATCTACTAGCTGCATGAAGAAGTTACCAAAGGCACCAGAGACACTATCAGCTATAGCTACTTGTTGTTTCTGTGCGTCAGTTAGTTCTCTGGTTAGGTCTATAGCTTTTTCTAAATCTTTAGCTCTTCTTGCTGCATCTTTAGCAGAGGCTTCTTCAGCAGCTTTTCTATCTTTAAATATCTTAGCGGCTTCAGCAAGAGCATCCTCATTTATAAACATAGGTGCTGTACCCAACAACATTTGAGATCTAGCCTCTAAAGCAATATAGCCCATTCTTACTTCGTGAGCTTTTTTATCTGCCTTAGCTCTTTCTTCTCGTATCTTTTTTATTCTTTTGGCATTCTCTTCTAGTCTTCTTTTTTGCTCTTTTTGTTGGAGTTCTCTATCTTTATTATCTTGAAGTAATGCATTAACTCTAGACTGAGCTATCTCTTCTTGCATCTGCTGTTCAGCTTTAAAGAAGTCAGTAATTCTCTGTTCTCTTTGTTTAGCTAAAACGTCTTGTTCGTATAATAATGTCTTTTCTTCTTCTAAAGTGTCTAGGTAAACTTGTTTTTCACGTTGTTGTTTTTTTAGTGTGTCAGTTATCTTAAGATATTCATCTTTAATTGGTTTTAATCTTGCTTCAATGCCCTCTTCTGATTGTTTTAATTTCTCTCCAGACTGCCTTATCTTATTCATAAGGTCTAATTGGGTAGTAGCTTGAGTTATTGATTTAGCTATGCTCTCATTATAGCCCTTTAATACAGGGTCTTCACCTTTTAATTTAGCTATTCTTGCTTTTATATCTTCTAAGGCTTCAGTAGCTTTCTTCTGGAAGTCCTCTACTTCTTTACCCGCCCGAATAAATGGGGCAATAAGTCCTGTACCAATAGCTAAAGCAGCACCAGCAATAGCGCCATATGGCCCAAAGAACCCTAGCAACTGAGAACCCTGTTGCCCTAAAGCTACGGCAGCATTAGTTCCACCTTGTATCTGCACTGCAAGGTCACCGACTTGATAACCAGCTTGTTGCGCAAGGACTTCCATCCTTCTCATGCCTTTGCCTGATGCAGTAGTAAATCTTAACTGTTCATTAGTAGCCTCTTGTATAGACCTTGAATACTTCATTACAGCACTCTGAGCCTGTCTGGTATTGCCTGTAACTTTACCAAGTTCTTGATACATTTGCGCTAGGCCACGATTGTATGCTTTATTACTGATATTTCCTTTACGAAGTTCCAACTGCATCTGAGCAATTTTCTTCTTCATATTATCAAACATCCGTATTCCTCTAGAGACATCACCTGTCTCTACGTTTATACCAATGTTAATATCAGAAAGATCAGCCATTCATCGTACCCATAAAGACTACATCAACACGTTTTATTGCTTCTATCTCCCAAGAAGACAATGGTGTATCTGTAAGCTCCTTCCATGTTTTTATTTCTTGATAACTTATCGGGTTTGGGCCTGAGAACCCCATAGTTCTACTTGCGTTTAATACAATAAAGGCAGACCAAACATGAGACATAAGCAATGGGAAGTCGGGGCCATCTAATGCTTTTGGTCTGTGTCCAGTCTGCCTTTCTACTTGTTCTAAGTGTTCACGTTCTGATGTGCCTGACTTGTCTGGTCTACTTATAGAGAACTCATGCTCTGCGTAGTCAACCAGTTCTTCAATCAGGCTTTCGTAAAATCCAGAGAGTTAGCTACTGCTTCCTCAATCTGATCTCTTATCCAGAATACTTCAGCGTAAATCTCTTTGGCTTTAGCGATAGAGAACTTAGGTTTAGAACCACCATAAGTAATCTTCCAGCCTTTAGTAGTTTTGGCAAGTAAGTCTAAAGTAGCGTCCTCTAGGTCTTCTGCTGTAATCTCTACCTT